CGTAAGTTGCATTTTCCTACCAAAGAATCTGCTAGGTTTTTTGTGATGGTTTGTGGGAGGCGTTTCGGGAAGACTACGGCATCGGCAATGGAAGCGACATTCTACGCCTCCCAGCCGAATCAACGTATATGGCTTGTAGGACTTTCCTATGATAAAGCCGACTTGATGTTCAGAGAAGTATGGGATAAGATGGTAAAAGGACATCAAAACGATATTATCAAGGCTTCTGAAAAAGAAAGATATATCAAATTCAAATGGGGTACTACAGTTGAAGCTAAATCAGCAGATAACCCTGATTCACTTGTAGGTGAAGGGTTAGATTTACTAATCATAGATGAGGCAGCTAAAGTTAGACCTAGAATTTGGGATATGTATTTATCTCCCACATTATCTGACAGAAAAGGAAAGGCGATATTTATATCAACGCCAGAAGGGTTTAATTGGTTATATGATTTGTTCTTGCTTGGAAAAAGTGATGAACTTTGGGAATCACATCAAGCACCATCTTGGGATAATGCCTTCGCTTTTCCTGAAGGTCAAAACGACAGGTTTCTCATTGAGAGAAAACGCAATATGGCTAAGGAGCTTTTTGACCAAGAGTATGGTGCTCAGTTTACGAGTTTTGAAGGTAGGGTTTATCCTTTTGATAGGAATCTTGATGTCGGTTATTATCCTTACAATCCACATCTTCCTACTTTTTGTAGTATTGATTTTGGGTATCGTATGCCAAGTGTTGGTTGGTTTCAAACGCATTTAGTAAATGGTGAGTGGCATATAAATATGATTGATGAAATAATACACGAAACTAATATAAAAACAGATGAATTAGCAGAAAGAATAAGGTCAAAACCTTATAGAGTAACAAAATATTATGGCGACCCAGCAGGATTACAAGCACAAGGACAGTCAGGCGTAGGAGATATAGAGATTTTTAGAAAAAAAGGTATGTTAGTAAGAACAATAACTGATAAAGCATCAAGAAGCATAACAGCAGGTGTTAATCACGTTAGAAGTTTTATAGAAAATGCTAATGGAGAAAGATACTTGCATTTAAACAACAATTGTATAGGAATGGCACAAGATTTAGAAAGTTACAGGTATCCTGAAGCTAAAGACAGTAAACCACTAAAACAAGAGCCATTAAAAGACGGATACCACGACCACGGCTGTGATATGTTAAGATATTTTTTTATAAATAATTTTCCAATAAGAAACAGAGAAATCAAAGTGAGGCAAAGATAATGTATTATGAACAAACAGACATAATTAAAGAAAGTTTAAACAATTTAAAGGTGTATAACCATAAAGAAAGAGAAGGTTACATAAATAAACTTCTTGATTATTACAATGGTAATGCAACTTATCAATATATTTCATCAAGATTTGATTTAGAGGCTTTTAGTGAAGTTCCACCATACGAGGCGAACATAACTAAAAAGTTTATAAATAAAATGTCTAGGATTTATACAGTTGGTGCAGATAGAAATATAAATGATAAATATAATGATTTAGCTGTACTTAAAGATTCAAAAATGAAACATATTGAAAGAATGACACGTCTTATTGGAACTATTGCTACTAGAATAATGTATGTTGATGGCGAAATGCCTTACTTTGACTATCAACCTATATATTACTTTCACCCTTTCTTTGAAGATGACCCATTTAGACCAGTAGCATTAACATATCCTTTGATGCACTATAGTACAGATGCTTCAAATACTGATAATGCACAATATATACATTGGAATAACACAGAATATATTATTTTTGATGAAGAAGGTGTAATATTAGACCAAAAAGAACACGGATACGATACTTTACCTTTTGTTTTTACACATAGAGAACATCAATGTGATAATTTCTATGTTGATGGTGCAAATGATATTGTAAATGCTAATGAGCATATAAATATTACAATGACAGAGATGCAATTAGGTTTAAGGTTTCAAATGTTTGGACAACCAGTAGTTTCTGGTGCAGATTTAGGAAATAGACAAAGATTTGGTTCAGATGTAATACTTGAATTACCTGAAGAAGCAACTTATGATATAAAATCACCATCAGGCGATATCGAGAAGGTTATAGAAAATGTTAAGTTCCAAATGGAGCTTGTAGCACAAAATAATCACTTATATGTACAATTTGCACAAGATGGTGGTGAAACACCTAGTGGTATTGCTCTAAAAATCAAAGATTTAGAGAGATTTGAGGATTATCAAGACGATTTAGCCCTTTGGACACAATATGAACACGAAATGTACCAAATAGAGCGTAAAATAGCACAATCATTCAATATAGCGATGCCTGAGGCGTTAAAACTAGACTTTAATGAGCCTGAATACCCAATGACAGTACAAGACCAGATAGCATTAGATATGCACAGGCTTAATTTAGGATTAATAAGTAAAGCTGAACTAATGGTAGAATACAATAAAGACTTGACTTTGGAAGAAGCAAATGCTAAATTACAAGAGAATCAAGAGCAAATAGCTCCACAACAACAAATTCAACCACAGGAGCAACAAAATGAAGATAGAAGTCAATAGTTTTATATATTTTCGTAATTTAGTTAATAAATTAAAAGACGAAGGTACTTTAGAGGATGTTAGAGATAGTGTAAACGAAAAAATAGCTGCAGCCTCACGAAGATTTATAAAACAAGGTAAAGTAACTCCTTCAATAGCACCTAGCACACGAGCAAGAAAAGGACACTCAACACCTTTATTAGATACAGGTAATCTTGTAAACAGTATAAGAGCTACAAAAAAAGGTATTAAATATGATAGTGTCGGAGATTACCATAGACAAGGAACTGCACCTTATACAATAAAACCAAAAAAAGAAAAAAATTCTAAAGGTGATGATGCGTATTTACATTGGGGTGATGGTCTTATAATAAATGCGTATGCAAAAAAAGTAAAGCATCCAGGATTGCCTAAAAGAGAGTTTATTGCTTGGTATAAAGAAGATGAAAAAAGAAAAATTATTCGTAATGTAAAACGTGATTTAGTTAAAAAAATGAATGAAGAACTAAGGAGAAGATAATGAGTGAAAAAGAGAAATTAGAAATACTAATTAAAAATGTGATTAATATGCACGAAAAACTTAACATCATTATTGAATACTTAGCTAAAGACATTACACAAGAACAATATCAAAGAGAGTTTTTAAACCACGATGATTCTTTAGTAGAAATAGAAAAAGATACTTATGAGCAAATGTGCGATTTAATGGAAAGTAATACAATACCCTTTATGGGCATAGCATAATGGAGAACAATGGATTTTATTACAATATTGGAACAATTTGGAATACCTGTGGCGATGACGATAGCGTTCGGATTCTTTATATGGAAACAAAACCGATTCATACAAGAAACTCTAATGACAGAACTAGACCAAGACTTCAAGAGGTTGGAAGGTATTATTATTAAACTAATTGACCAACAAAAAATGGTACAAATGGAACAAAAAAAGTTAAATGGTATATTTAAAGCACAAGTAGAAATAATCGCAAGACTTTCAGGTAACGGATTAAAAGACAAATTTATGAGAATGATGGAAAAAGGTGGTATGGACAATGAATGAAACTAAAAGCCTCAAAATAGAAACACCAATAGTTAGTATTGAAAGTGATTCAGGTAGCCACGTTAATGATTTTTTCAGTATTGTCGGCGTTATGGTAATATTTGTAGTATTAAGGTATTTACTTAGAAAATACGTTAGATAGATTCCTCAGCAGCAATAATAGATAACTCCCATTCTTTTCTTTGACCCTTAGTCGGTCTACGAGCACTTAAAGGCTCTATCCCTACAGCTTCTGCTCTTTTCTGCCATTGATACCACTCTCTACGCTTTTCGTTACGATTCTTTTTATTTAACTCTTTATCTATAACCTTTTTAAGAACTATCTTTTCTTCTTTTTGAGTCATAGACTTCTCTCTAGGTGGTAAATCCTCAGGAATAACCACATCATCTAATACCTCAACATAATCAGCTTCTTCTACATCTTCAGTCTTTAAAAACTTCTCAAATGGACTATCTACTGTAATATTGACGTTCTTTACAAGTTTACCACTATGCTCCAATACAAGCCTAGCAGCCTGTACGTTGCCGTGTTTAGCTTCCCTAACCATAGAGTTAATAACAGCAGGTAACTGACTACCAAACTCAGTCATATATCTTTCATATATCTTATCTATAAAGTTGCCATCTTCACGCCATTTGCTGACACATCGTTCTGCAACACCTACTTTTTCGGCTACTTCTCGTATCGTTATATTAGGGTTAAGTGCGAATAATTCAATGGCTAGTACTTTTTGGGGTTTTTTCTTTGCTATGGTAGTTTCCATATCGTAATTTAGTACTTTTTCGTACTTCTTGCAAACTTTTTTTTAAAATTGGGTATAAGTACTTATTTCTCCTCTTTTTTGTGGAATAGGACCTGTGGGGGATATCCTAAATCGCATACGGGGCATAGCCCCCCTAACCGAGAGGCTAAGGAGGCTGAGGCACTTTGTAGTTTTTTAGGTAGGTGTGTGGGGAACGTGTGCTATAATCTAGTCCTTTTTATCTGTTCTGACTGAACTTCTTAAACTGAGCTTTCCGTGAGTACTTGTAAGTTTGATGCAACTTTTGCTACCAACTAAGTTTATTAATAGTATACTATCATCTACTAGAGTAATATCAACGGCTTGAACTTTTTCTTTATTGCCTCTCATTTCAACTTTAACTTCAGTGTGATTACTATCTTCATAATCTCTACCGCTGACATCAACTTCTACTCTCTTAAAATCGTTCTGTTCTATATCATCATATGATGGCTCAACGGTAATACAATCTTGATATGTCCACTCTTGAATATCTACTCTTGTATCTTGGTTTGTTCTTGCATCTAGTTTTGTTCTTTCTGTTACTTTTTTCATTTTTATTGCCTCTCTATTTATTGAGATTGAATCTCATTTAGTTTGTTTTGGCTTTGTGCCTCAACTGATATGATAAATTATTACATATTTACATATATGCAAAGAAATTAAATGTAACAGAATGTAACAGAAATGTAACAAGATGTAAAAAGGCTTGACACGTGCAAAACGTGCAATCCGACTGAGTAGTCGGTTTTAGACTGATGAGTCGAAAAGTAGACTGAGTAGTCGAAAAATAAACTACCTATTCGAAAATTAAACCCTTGAGTTATATTATAAACTATAAAGTCGAATTATAAACCCTAGAGTCGAATTATAAACTTGTGAGTCGAAAATTAGAATTGTTGAATTATAATAATAACGTGCAAAACGTGCAACCAAATGTAACAATATGTAATAATACTTGACACGTTAAATAAGGCTCAAAAAGGGCTATTTTAAGCAAAATTATTTTTACACGATAGCCAATACCAAAAAATAATAATTCTACTTTTCCCTTAAAAATAAGGTAGTTACAGCCGTTCACGTGCAAAACGTGCAACAAAAAAATAAAGTTCTTGACATTGTCAAATATAATTTGTATAGGAAATGAATTGTAACCTAAATGTAACAAGATGTAACAACTCTTTTTTATTTGGTAAAGTTTCCTTAACTTAGTTGTATAAAATAATTAAAATTTATTAATTATTAAAAAAAAGGAGTTAAATATGTTAAAATTTCAAAGGACTTATGAAGCAAGAGAGTTTACCAATAAAGCCTATGATTTATTAGATGAGGGAGTTATTAATAGAGATTGGTTTATTATTTGTTGTTTAAAGTTTATGTCAGAAGATGACGTTAGGGAAATGATGTTAATAAATGAATTAGTAGAAGTGGAGGAGTAGATAAATTGAAAAAGAAAAAAACAGAATTTCAAGATTTTCCAAAATATGATTTTTTAGGCGAGTTAGAAAAATATCTTGGATATAAAAAACCAAAAAGAAAATTAAAAAAAGATAAACAAGGAGATTCAATAAATGAACAAGACTAATATTAAAAATAAACCATATTATGAATTGTATTTACTACTTAATAATTTATATATACCTTTACAATATATAACATTAGATTTTATAAATAGTATATTTGAATATAATAAGGAGCAATTAACATATTTAAATGAACAATTAATAGAGGAGGGCTATTCTTTATAGTAAATAATACTTGACATTAATATAAATAATATTATAAATTTAATCGTAAAAAAAAGGAGTATATTTTGAATAAGAATGAAATAGTTAAAAAAGTTACTGAGGGTATAATAGAATGTTTAGAAAAGGGTACTATACCTTGGAGCAGTGGTTATATAAATAAAGTTGGATTACCGACATCATTTCACGGCAAGTTATATAAAGGTATGAATACTTGGATTTTAAATTCTGCCGTAATAAATAATAATTTTCCTTGTAATACTTGGATTACTTTTAATCAAACTAGGAAACAAAAAGGACACGTTTTAAAAGGTAGCAAAGCAACAACAATTGTATTTTGGAAATTTTTAGAAGTAGAAAAAACAAAAGATGATGGAACAAAATACGAAGATACAATACCTTTATTAAAGACTTTCAATGTATTTAATTTGGCTCAAACATCTTTATATAAAGAGAGTAATATCAAAGAAAAAAACATAGAAGTTAATAACCAATTAGCAGAACAATTAATAGCAAATTGGACTGAGATTGTGCCTATAAAATATGGTTATGATAATTTTCAAAGTCCTTATTATAGTCCTAATAGAGATTTTATTAATATACCTTTTGGTAAGGGCATTAATTGGAAGAGTGAGGAGTATTTAAACAAAGTTACATTTCACGAAATGATACATAGCACAGGGCATACAAGTAGATTAAATAGATTTGATAAAGCAGAATTAAACGGCACAAACGCAGATATATTACACGATAGAGGGCAATATTCGGCAGAAGAGTTGGTAGCAGAAATGGGCAGTCAGATTCTAGCAGATGTATGTAACTTTAAAGAAAATCATATAGAAAATACAAGTGCCTATATAAACTCTTGGATTAAGTGCCTAAAAAATAATACGGATTGGATTTTATGGGCAAGTGGTAAATCAGAAAAGGCAGTAGATATGATTCTTGAAAACACTAATAGTAAATTGTTTGTAACGGAAAAGGAGGTTTAAATTGAGAAAAAGATTTAAAAATTTAAACAATGAAAGTTTAATAAATATGATAAATTATAGATATGCAAATAATTTAAATGATGATGATTATATTGCAGAATTAGTATCAAGAAGAAAGTTAAGTGGTAAAATTATTGCTAAGGTTAGTGGCGAAAAATTTATAATGGTAAAGGAGTCTATAAATGACTAAGAAACGTCAAGGAATTACTTATAAAGAATTATCTAATATATTAACTGATGTATTAGGTAAACTAGAAGAACAAGATAATAAATACCTAGAACAAAAAAAGGAGAATGAACAATGTATGGATTCGGCAATAAACTAAAAACGGCTAGTTTAACAGAACTCGAAGATAAATGTATGGAGTTACAAGGAACTACATTTGGACATAATATGATTGGAATTATATTAGGAGTTGTAGCAGATAGGTTTGGCGAAGATGAAGCAAATAGATTGAGTGGATTATATCAATAAGATTTGTTCGGTTGGTAGGTAGAGTTTTGGGGATTCTCTCAAAAAAATCCCCACTCACTAATAAATGAACAATAAATTAGAGGATTTTTATAAACAAGAAAAATTTAAAGCAATATTATCAAGGATAGGAGTTTAAAATGCACAAAGATAAATTAAAAAGAAAAGAAACAAAAAGAGAATCATTTATAAATGTAATTAAACAAACTTTAAAAGAAGAAAAGTCTAATAATTTTGATGGTCATCACGACGAAGAATATAATAAAGGTTGGATTGAAGCATTAGAATGTGTTATAAATACTTATAATCATTATAAATAATAACTAATAGAAAGGAACGGCAAAAAATGGAAAAGTTTATTTGTGGTATTTGTGGCGATTATTGTAATGAATATACTTACAATGAAGAAAAAGATGTAGATGAATGTAATAATTGTAAAGATAATGTTAATAACTAATATTATAACCCTTATATTTGGTTTTGAGTACGGCAATCCCTTACCCCTAAGATTATTCTTAGAGGTTGATTGCCTTTATAACCCCCACATTGTGGCTCGTCATACGGCTCGTAATATTTTATTAATGAACTCGTCTATTACGATTAATCCCAACGACTCGGCTATGTTCAAACCCCTCTTTGTAACCGATTTAAAAACCAATATCGCAAAGAGTTGTAAACCAAAAACAATATTGGGTAACAAATATAAGATTGCTAAAATATTAAATGCAAGAACTATTTAAATTAAATAAAAGTAAAAAAAGACTTGCATACTTGAAAAAGATGTTTTAATTTAACATAAATGAAAAGGAGAATAGAATGGCTAGAAGAAGAAACTTAACTGAACTAGAAAGAAAAGACTTAGCAAGATATACTAAGAGATTAAGATTTAACCCTGATACTCAAAAAGATTATTGGGAAATAGTAAAAGACGGAGAAGAAGTAGTTGGAACTGCCTCTTACTCAATGTTTAAAGATTAAAAGGAGATACTAATGAATAATATTGATAAGATTATCAAGTCAAAAGGTTTAACAAAAAAGTTTGTATGCGATAATTTAGGTATAAACTATTCAGTAATGAGTGGATTTATAAATGGTAGTCGTAAACCAAACCAAGATAGATTAATAAAATTGAGTGAGTTTTTAGATGTAAGTATAGCAGAACTCTACCCAAATGTTAAAGAATATGAAAGAACAATATACGAAATATAGGAGAACAAAAGAATGAACAATAGTAATCACATATTAATACAATATCCTGATGAAGATTTATTTGAAGATGGAGAATTAAGTAATGACCTTAAATATGATAAGAAATTCTTAATAAGTGAAGTTGAAAAGAAAATCGTATGGTTATGGAGAAATGATAAAATAGTTGTAGCAAGATGGGAGGAGTTAAATGGATAACGACTTTCAAGAAACTAAAACTATAATAGTACCTATTACTGAGGAAGATATAAGATTGTTTCAAGCACTAATAGACAACAATAGAGAACTTATTGATTGGAGTTTTGACGGAGTAAATATAAGATTTATAAAAGAGAGGAGAAGTGAGAAATGAAAACAAGAAAACTATCACAAATTATAAAAGAACTAAAACAATTAAAATCTGAGTTTGGAGATTTACCAATAGTAACTTCAATAGATGATGAGGGTAATGGTTATAATGAGGTTTTATACTCGCCAACACCTATGAAATTTAAAGATACTAAATATGGTTTAGAATTATTATGGGAACATTTAGAAAAAGTTCCAAACCATAGAGAGAAAAATCCAACACACATTTGTATAAATTAAGGAGAATTTTAGAATGAATATGAAACATCTAGCACAAAAGTATAATTTGACTGAACAAGATTATTGGAAAGAGCAACGTAGTGGTAAATGGATTATATCACACGATGCTTGTGAGAAGATAGCCTATAAAGAAAAGATTGTATTTGGACCACCTCAAATATTAAACTCAGAACAAAACTTCGTAAGAATGGTTGTATCAGGCAAAAAAGGCGAAGCAGTTGCTTGGAGTATTGGTGAAGCAGATAGTAAAAATTGTAAGAACTTATATATGGGGGCGATGAGCGAGAAACGTGGTAAAGATAGAGTTATACTAAAACTTATAAATGCTTATGAATATGGTATATATTCAGATGTAGAAGCAGATAGTTTTGCTAAACCTAAGTATGAGCATAGAACAGAAGAACAAGCCAAAGAGTTTGAAGAACTTAAAGGACACCCTGCGTTTGAGGGTTTGAAAAAGTTTTCAAATGATGAGTGGAAAAAATGTAATAATATCAAAGAGTATGAATCTGTTTTGGAAAGAATGAGAGCCGAAAGAGATAAGTTTGATGAAATAACTGAGGCAGAATAATGAGTTGGTTTTGTAATACCGAAGAAGCAAAAGAACATAAAAGAACTTGCAAAAAAAATCCTAACTATTGTGATGAATGTGTTTGGATTGACGAATCAGGACTCGCTATGGGTAGATATGGGAACTTTGTTGAGAAACCCCTTAAAAAAACAAAGATTATTGAAACTAAACCTAAACCTACACCATTCGATAATCTTGCTAAAAAGGTGGTAAACAAGCAAGTATATGATGATTTTGACCACCCTTTATACAAAGAAATTATTAGGGTATTTAAAAAGGAGAAAGAGTGAATAACAAAATACATTATGATTTAATAAAATCAGAAATACAAGCAGAATGTAATGATTTTGCTCAAAAACTAATGAGTATGCAAAAGAATGTCCACATTGAGTTTAGTGTGTATACTTTAAATGAAATAGAAAACGAAATAGGAGAAATAAATGAAAGTAAGTAGAATGTCCAAAGGAGATTGGAACAAAGTAAAAGCATTTTTTGATTTAGAAACAGATGAGGGTTTTACTATAAAAGGTTTTAAGGTTGTACAAGGAAATGATGGTATGTTTGTAGGATTTCCAAGTCAAAAAAATAAAGATGGCGAATATCAAGACACAATATTTGCCGACAAAACTTTAAGACAAAAAGTAAACCAAGTTGCAATAGAGCATTATAATAATGGTGGCTCTAATGAAACTAAAGCAGATGACGATTTGCCATTCTAATGGAAATTGCAGTAAGAGAAAAAGGGAGAGTTAGGTGGATTAAATGTGATAAGTCTGTAATTGAATTACTGACAAATGGCACGAAAGTATCTAGCCTCCCAATTTCATCAACAGAAGAATTTGATAAGTGGTATAAATCTTATAAAAAAACCACAACAAAAAAACAAGCATTAGCATATTGGAAAAAACATATAACAAAAGAATTGATACCTAAAATTATGAAGCATACTAAAAGTTATGTTGAAAAAACTGAGAAGTGTTATAGGCTTGACCCAATTAGATATTTGAAAAATGAAAAGTACAATGATGAAATTATTGTTACTGAGAAGAAAGTAGATTTAGATGAATCATATCCATTTGACAAGAGTGGCTCGGCAAGATTAGGAAGATGTAATAGTTGTAATGGGATAGTATTTGGAAATAAGTTCACTATACACAAAGACGATAGTGATTGTTGTAAAGCAAAAATAAACAAATATAGGTAATTATGGAAGATACATTATACATAGCAAAGCAAGGATTACAAGCAATTATAGATGAATCAAATGATATGATTGCAGTAAAGATTGCCGAGCAAACATTAGAACAAATAAATAATTAAACTTATAGGGTAGGTATTATACGAACGAGTTTCGCACACTCAATCATCTCCTCCTAGAGAATCCTACCCTAAAATTTTGGAGTATATATGCCGAAGTTTCGACCGAAAGAAAAATTGACAAATAGAAAATGTCCTAGATGTCAAACAGAAGATAAGAGTAAATGGACAAAAAACGGATATAAACATTCTAGGTATTGTAGGGAGTGTCAAAAATATTATTGTGCAAAGAAACGTAGCAAAACGTATGAAAAAATTATGAAAGCGACAAACAACGGAAAATGTTGGTGGTTATACCAAAGCATAATAGCAGAACTTAATAACAAAGGTGGAACGTAATGATTAAAAAAGAATTACACTTTATATATATAACGACTGATAGTTCAAAGTTTTTATACAAAAAAGAAGCAGAATTTTGGCAAGAACATTTAAATAGAATAGATGAACAAATAGTAAAAAATTATGAAAGTCCTGAATTTAATAATAATCAAGAGGAAGATGTAAAATGGCGACAAACAAAAGCAAAGCAAAGGGCAATAGATTTGAACGAGAAATCGTCAAAGAAGTAGAATTACACGATATCAAATGTGTAAGAAGTTGGGGTAGTAATGGTAGAGCATTTGGACACCACGAAGAAGTAGACATACTCATTGATGATGAAATTAAAGTTCAAGCGAAAGTACGCAAGGCTTTGCCGAAATGGATTAAACCATCAGAAAATGTAGACATACAGATTATTAAAGAAGATAGAGGTAAGATGTATGTTGTTCAAGAATTAAACGATTGGATTTTAAGCATAAAGGAGAATAAATGAGCAAACAAAATGAAAAAAATAACATAAAAGCAATAGAAGAAACATTAAGTGAATTGAAAGAAACAATTAAAAATCTAAAAAAAGAATTTGCGATTTCTAATGAAAAACTCAATTTACATATAAATAGAAAGTTTTCAGATGTTAAAGTTTTAAATAAAACAAACGAGTGGGAAGATTATTCAGGTAAGTTTTATCTAACAAATGAAGAAACTGATGATATGCTTTATAAAAAAGCACTTAAACATTATAATACTTACTTTAAAAATAATAGTGATTGGCATAGAAATAAACATCTTGGAATATTTATAACATCATTTAAAGATGGTAAAGTAATAAAAAAACAAATGATAACAGGTAAATACAAGGAGAAAGAATGAACAAAGTAAATTTAAATACTAAAGGAAATAGTATAGCAGGTGGTAAAAAGTCTATAACGAATTTTTACGAAGAAATGATATTTGAATCTATAAAAAATATAGGTAAAACTACTAAATATGGAACTATTATTGATACGGATTTTATATCTGTATTAGAGGATAGACTAAAGAAATTAAATATTAAGGAGAAAAAATGAAAAAAATAACAAAAAAACAAAAAGTATTACAACATTTAGTTAGTGGTCAGTCAATAACACCTATGGAAGCATTGACTGAATATGGAAGTTTTAGATTAGGTGCAATCATATTTGAACTAAGAGCCGAAGGTCATAACATAGATACAGAAATTGCAAAAGGCTCAGGACACGCAATATATACACTTAAAAAGTAAAAAAAAGTTAAGAGATAGGTGGTAGGTTTTTGTTCATTCTCCCTACCTTTGGTGTTTCCCTTTCTTCACACTATCTCTTTTAATTAGGAGATTAAATGAAACTATTAATAATTTTAATGATTATATTATTTATATTTTGGGGTTTTTGTGATTAGGAGGTTTTATGAATTGGGTTAATTTATTGGTTTATGTAGGTATGTTTGTATTTGGTGCATTTTGTTGGTATTTTATTGTGTTTTATGTTTTAGATTGGTTAGGGTTGTGGTAAATACTAAAGATTATATTAAATATATAAAGTCCAAACATTGTTTAATATGTGGTAGTAATATTGTAGACCCTGACCATTTGCAACATATTGGTATGGGTGGCGATAGAACTAAACAATCAATTAAAGATTTTAGTTGTGTGCCGTTATGTAGGGAACACCACACAGAAAGACATAATCTAGGAACAGATAGATTTGAGGAAAAATATACTATAAATCTTTGGAAAGAGGCTTTTTATTTATTAAGAGGGTATTTTGCAGAATGAAATTTGCAGGTAAAATAAAACAAGGTAAATTAACACTAGATGATAATCTTGGATTTAGGGATTATTTAAGACTAATTGAGGGTGATGTTCATTTAGAAATAAAACCTGCCGAAAAGGTGCGTTCTCCCCAACAAAATGCCTATTATAGAGTTATTGTAAGGATATTGGCGAAAGAACTAGGATATACTGAACAAGAAATGCACGAAACTATAAAAGAAAAATATGAAATTGAATCTACTAAACAATTAGATATGAAAGAGTTTACTGAAATCCTAGAATCAATTAAAAGATGGGCAGTTATAGATATGGGTATTGTTTTGCCGAACGCTAAGCAATCTCATCAATAGTCATACTTACACTATAAGTATTAAAAGCTACTTGATTTACCTTAAAACTATTTTCCCTAAAATTACATATAGCATATCTATCAGGTTCATTAGAATCTTTATCGTCTGTGAATATAAACGGCAAAGTACCACCTAATGTACAATTCCATACAAAGTTAAAACTATTATCTGATAGCATAGGGTTTGGCGTATTATTATTAGGCGTTACATCGTCTGACGTTAGTGTGTTAGAAACCTCATTATCTATCCACATATCACTTTCTGCTATATAAGAAAATGTTAAGTTCCAACTCCTTAATCCTTTACGACCTATACCACTTTTTGATATTTGGTTAAAATCATTTATTTGCTCATTAATATCATCAGTATTTACATCGTCTGTGGTTGATGCAACTGTTGCTAAATCTAACTCAAATGGTGGATATTTATAAGTTCCATTAGGACCATTCATAGTCCATTCTGTTGGTCCATCATAGTATATGTTAGCAAGTGTTTTGCCACCTACAGTTCTTTGACGTTTAATACCATCAAATCGTCTTGACATTGTAAGGTTTAAATCAGGACTATTAGGTGCATCAAAATATTTACCTACCACTAAAGAACCTAATTGGTGTGGATAATCATCAGGTGTAACTGATGAAGGAAAATATACTCCAAAACCTCTCCAATAATCATTTAATTCAGTAAAGGTAAAAATTGTACTTCCATTATACATTAAATCACTTTGTGTTTGAGTAGAATTTAAAACACTTTGATAACCTTGTCTTGCTTCAAGCCTCCAATTAACATTATCATTTGTATCAATACCTTTGTAAGATGGTATTGTAAAACTCGAACTATCTGAGGCTAAGTTATGATTTAACAAAGCACA